GCTTGATGATAATGGAAATCCTATGTTGATGAGGATTCAAACTCTTCGCGATTCTCTCAATATATTTGAAATTGGAGATATGATCGTCGAAATGCTCATGCAACAAGATGATAGTAGCACTATAGCAGATCGTATTAAATTCCAAAGTGGTATTTGGGATACAATCGAAACTGTTAAAAACTACTTTGCTCTACCTGACGTTGTTAAGAGTAGCAGTTATGGTTATGCGAAAACCATATCCCTCAACGAATCTGTGGTTACCAAACAGATTATGGAAAATCATTTTCCTCGTTTGAGTCATGAAAGTTTCTCCGATTTGCTAGCAGCGTACTACAACAGGTTTGCACCAACTAAAGGAGCGTCAGTTAGAAGGTATCTTCATGATGAATGCCATCTTCCTGCCCTCAAAACACTTTGGAAAGAAGGAGGAAAACATAATTTACTAGGATTCGATCTCTTTAGTTTTCTCCTCCAAGATATTGATGGGCTGTTTGATAACAAGACCGGTTTTCCTATTTATAAGGACGTTATTCCTATGACTGAAGGTGGTTATGAGCCTTACAACCCTAACCACGGCCAAAACTTTTTCCAGAAGCTTTTGCGGATGAACCCTCATTACTTTGAAGAAGACGACTGCCATGCTGTTCGCCGCGCCATTTGCGTGCGTGCTTACGACTGGTTAGCCAAACGTAATAGTAACCATCCTATGGGTGATTCCTTTTACGTTGGAATGCATCTCATTGCATCTACCCTGCGCAAATTACCAGCTAAATACACCAATATAGACGTCACCCTCCAATGGGTTGCTCCCCCCAGCGGGGTCACGGATTTGAAGTTATGGGCTACAGCTTTGCACTTCGGTTATCCTTGCAATTCCGTAGTCCATTACTTTGACAGGTGGGTATCAGCTTTGCCCGATGTTTGTCCAAAAGGTTCCTCCGTAGAGGTTGATGGTGACAAATGGAAAGTACTTGCAAATACGTCCGGTATGATCTATAAATCAATACCAGGCGTATACAGACCCGATCCTTTTGCTTTGACTCGTACTGAAGAAGTCAAGTATCGGTCTCGAATTATATTTGAGAATTGGGTGCCTTCTTGGAAGAAATTGGCTATGTCAGCACTGCTAATGGCTGCCACCTACAAGTTGGTTTTGCAGCCTATAATTTCGCTATTCTTCCCACCCATTCCAGGAATTTTCCAAGCCAGGAAAGACTCTAAGAAACCTCAAGGAGGTAGGGATGTTGCGGGTCAGGAAGACGTTGGAGGCAACTTCAGCCGTCACTGCAAAAACGCTCGTGTTGATAAGGAAGGTGTTGTTTTCGAGAGACAGGGAAACACTCGCTTCGAGAAACAAGAAAACACTCGCTTTCAACCCAAGACTCGCAAGGGCGGCAGGAGGAATGCTGATGAAGCCGAATTTCATGGCATGACCAGTACTACTACTGATGTTACTGTGTTGAATAACTGTTGGACCCTAGAACTTAAAACCAGAAACGGTTACGTGAGTTACGTCCAAGGCATGTTTATGGATAGTACGTGGTGTGCAACTACGGCGCACGCTGTCTTGCCCTACGAAGACGAGGACTCTATTGTTGAGATCGGTTTTTATCCAGACCATCCAGATAGTGGATGTAAAACAGCTGTTATCGTTCCTCGAACAAACTTCTCTTTTTATCGACCCGATGAGACAAGAGATTTACTCTACATTATCTTGAATAAGGTCTTTCTTCCAGGTATGAAGAAGAAATGGAACATGGTGCCCAGTAAATCCAATGCACCAAAACATGTTGCTGGAGTTACCAAACTCATGTTCGGTGTTGTGAACAAACAAACTATGTTTGTTAGCCAAGGACCTTTTGAAGCCTACTTTACGGAAACCTCCAAGTTGTCCTTCTTCGTTGATACGGCCTATGGCGTCTACAGAGCTAGAGGTTACAGTTATTATTTAGTTAAAGATGCTAAGGGTGAAGCTGGCGATTGCGGTTTTCCCTACCTCGCCAAGAATTCGCCTTATCCAATCTTGGGGCTACACGACGCTAGATATGGAAATGATTCTATAGTTGTTCCTATCTATTCGGATGACAAGTTTAAGGAATCCGAGGAAGCGCAAGATCGTAAACCAACGGCTGCATTTCAAAGTTTCCCTCCTGGATTACAAGAGCATGTTACCATGCCTGAGTCAGCTCCTTTTGTTGGAGGTGCTAAGGCTATAGGTAAAGTTGACGGCTTAAAGACGTCGTCTTCTGTACCATACAGCAAATTTTACATGGCCAACCCCGCATTGACTCGATACACAGACGTGTTCAAAGAGGAGGAGATGAAATACCCTGCTATACTCAATAGAGAAGCGGTGGACAATCGGCAAGACGCGACCATTAATTATGGCCTAACGCGAGATACCAAACCTCCCACTAGGACCACCAACTACAATTGGGTTTCTGGTTTTGTTTTCAATGAGAAACAGACTCTCGATGGTTTTATGACTTTCGAAGAAGCTCTGTTCGGAGTTAGTGATATGCCTAGCATGGCAAGTTCCTCAAAATATGTTGGATTGTTCTTTAGAGAAGACAAAAAAGATCTTGTTGACTTTGCGAATAAGACTTACAACCCGATTCTAAAAGAACGCGTAATGGCCTATTGGGACCAATCGACCACTCAGAGTGTCAAGCCTGTTTGTGAACAGTTTGCTAAAGACGAACTGTTAGACAAAGATAAGGTTGATTCCAAAATGTGTCGCCTTATAAACGGTCATGATTTGGCCTACAACATCTTTCTACGTATGCTCACCGGTAGATTCGTTCACTGGTGTAACACTCACCCAGCTCGTTGTGCTGCCGCTCTAGGTATAAATCCTCATTCAATTGATTGGGGCAGTTTGACCGATGAGATTACAGCTTTTGGTGAAGAACATCTGATTATAGGTGATCTTAGCAAGAGGAGGTTATCACCAACAATTCCATGTTGGAATCATTTTTAGTATTGCTTCAAGGATTTATGAATCTTGATGATGATGATTGCCACAGATTGCGCAATGGTTTGAGTGGGCTCAACGGATATTATTTCGTTGATCGGGGCCACCTTTATATGGCTATGCGAGGACACAGTTCAGGTCATTTCTTGACAACGCTTTACAACAGTTTCTGTGTTTGGTGGATGCATAAGTATAGCTATGAGAAGCTGGTGCCTGAATACGTTGAAAAACCTTTTGACATTAACGTCGCCCTCAAAGTGCATGGTGATGATTCGGCAGGTTCCTGTCACCCTTCAGTGCGTGATAGGTTTAATATGGTTACCATAGCCAAAACTCTCAAAGAAGATTTTGGTATAAAATATACGTGCGCAGATGATAAGACAGGAGAAGTCAGACCTTTTGCTCCACTTAATGAAGCTACTTTTTTAGGTAGAGGCTTTAAGAAAGAGAAAGGCAAGATGTTCGGTCCATTGCGCATGGTAGCTATCAATGACATGCTTGTCTACTCCTGCAAAGTTGCAGGTATGACCACTCATGAAGTCATGTCCCTCAGATGTGAACAAGCGTTTAGAGAACTATACTTTCATGGCAGAGACAAATACGATAGTTATCGCAGACTCTGGATTGCCGACCAAAAAGGCAGGAGAGATAAGATACGTGTTCCTACGTATCAAGAGCAAGGTACCAAAGCTCTCCAAAATTGGTACAAAAACGATTATGATACTCACGAGCTAGTTTGCACAGCATCTAGCGTGAAAGCATTTTAATCAAACCTAACCCCGTCTTGGAATGACATAAAACTTATCCAAAGTCCTGGGTGGACTCTAAATTAACCCCTTCCGTGCTACCGTTTAATGCCGTAGTCACGAAACACGGAAGAACTTCTCTCTCAACGTACGGGTTGTTTGAGAACTAACCTTAAGGCACGTTTTGGTATGCCCGCCAACGTGCCTGGATTTAATGAGGCAGCTGAACAATTCAATGAAATCCCTACCTCCACAGAAACTACAGTGGAATTTACTACAACTGAACTGGTGGAATAACAAATTCACACTGGTGATTCACAGTTGCATCTTAAGATGGATCCGTATGAGGACAAAACTCCAAAGAAGTTACTTAAGAGGAAATATTTGATTATGAACAAGGCGATCAAAACGCTTGGTCGTAATATTATTTACCCTCTCAAAGAACTCCTACTTGTGCCTTGTATAGCCCACACCCTCAAAGGATTTGAATTCCTCAGATCTGATATAACCTTAGAATTGTTGCTCACGACGAATGGTCACGTTTATGGGACCGCTTTGGTGAGTTCAATACCGCATCAGGACCCGGAGGCCGCCACACCAAAATATGGATCTGTCACACAACAGATTCAAGGTGATGCTCATTTATTGGACCTGAATATGCAACAGTCCATTACTATGAAGTTACCTTTTCTTTACCCAAATAGATTCATGTCAATCACTGAACTAGCCAAATCTCGCCAGTGGCAGGTCAATGTCACTCCAATTTGCATGGACACCCTTACTGCTGCCACCCTTACTGAATTCAATCTTGAAATTTGGGCGTCATTCGACGAACCCCAATTGTCAGGATACCTTGCAGGTGTCTTTCAATCAGGACGAGTGAGAACTTATCGTGACGCAGTCACTTTAGCTACAGACACTTTACCTCGTGCTGGCGGAGCGATTCTTGCGGCTGCTAACCAAGCTATAGGAAGTTTCGGAAATGCAATTTCCAACCCTATTATGGCAGCGGCAGCAACAGGAGCTGCAACTGCCACTACTGGTTTGGGCGCAGCCTCACAAGCTTCTAACATCTATCGTGCTATGCGACAGTCCAATGAGAACTCAAGCGTGAAACCTCAAATGTGCCCGGACCTTAACGGTGATGGTGCGACCATCCTACCATTGATGGGAGATTCTTTGCGCGGTCCGCGTTACGATATACCGACGGTTAGAAATGAAGGCAACATAGCTGACATTTGCGGCACCCCAGCTTATGTTGGAACTAGTAAAATTGATGCTGTTGAAGATTTGGTCTCTATTAGCTTTAACCCTTCAGTTTCACATAGCTATTTAGCATTCTTTTCAAGATTGTTCAAGTACGTGCGCTACGATACTAAATTGTTCATTCGTATATCAACTGCTCAAGATGTGTCGGCTAAGCTCTCGTTCCTACTCAAACCTAGAGGTGGCAACAGTGGAGACTTGGGTGATCTGCCAAATTGGGATATCGCCGTAAGAGGGACCACTGATTTTTCTATTGTTGTTCCTTATATGGAGAAGACCCACTGGATTGACACCAGTTCATCTAACACAGGTTCTTTATCTATCAGTCTTATTAACAAACTTCCGCAACTGTTCGACAAACCTGTTTCATTATATGTCTCAGTTTTTATAGCTCCCGTGAATCTTCGATTTGCAAGTTTACAATCACCGTGCAATGTGGCTGAAGCTCAATCTGATTTTACCGACCAATTCGGAACTCCACACGTGTTTGGTACCACTTATGAGAGTACTTTCATGGGAGGTTACACAGACGTTATGCAAATTTTGCAACGTTATTCTTCTCGTGACGTCAAGCCTAACAATTTCTTTCCTTTTCCCAGAGAAATAAACACTGATTTGTGGGAGTTCGACACTTTCGATTATTTAGCCCAGCTCTACGCTTTTTATTCTGGAAGCGTTGATGTCAAGTACGGTCTCACCAAAGGTCCTACAACTCAATTGTTGAAGATGGTTACTGGAAATAGTCATGAGGATTCCCCACATGGCACCTCTTCTAAGGCAGGCAACTCTATGATCCTCACCTCACAGTCCGTTTGGCCGGTGGTTGAATTTAACTACCCTTACGAGCGACTAAATGAGTATGAGTCCATGGCAAATCCTAGCCCTCACTACATTCCAGAGTTCAGTGACATCACAACTGTCAGTGAAATTTTGCTTCGACCAGGCCCTGACTTCAGTTTTTACACTCGTCTCCCTACTCCTGATTGGGCCGGCGATTTCGCCGTCTTCCAGTCACACGTGACTCGGATGAGTGGTTTCAAGGCAGTTTTAGTTGATGTCGAGTTGAACCCCAGTAACATAGCAAATGTTTCACTTCCCAATTTTCCAGACGGTGAGGCTTGCCAGCTTTCCTTCGACTTGCAGATCACTAGGAAGTCAGGTAATACTGACAATCTGATTGTAGCTTGTGTTGCTTCTAATGACAACTCACCTAACACCTACGCCTCAATGGTCAGTCAAGGCTTAATAAGTGCTGCTGGTGTTTGGACCGACTCGGCTAACTCCGGTAAGGCTGAATTGCGGTTGAAAGCTTCTGGTGCCGTTAGCGGTTTTACTCCTGCTTGGCGCTTTCGTGCAATGAGTGATAGTCTTGATGCTGTGTTTCGCGTGGTAGGTGTTGTCACCGCCAGACCGTATCAGTACACCACTATGCCTCTGACGCCTGGTTTTACCCAAGCAGGAGTGGCTTTAGTCGGTTCTGATGAGGCCACCCCTGTTTTGATTACCAACCCTACTCTAGACGTTAACATTACACAGACGTTGGACGTTCATGTCACTAACCCGCAACTTGATGTTGTGGTTCTGAATGAAGATCCAATCCAGGTGGATGTTATTGGCGTCGTGGATATTCAAGGTTCGGTTACAGTCCCTGATGGTGTAAACATCACAGGACCTGTTCCAGTCTTTGGAGCTCCACAACCTG